ATTTATATCTGTAGACCGGCCTTGATAGCCACTCCCTATGAACGGTATTTGCATTAGTTATAATCCCCAGTATACACGTTGAAAGTAGTAACCTTGCCGGGTACATCCATAGACGCTCTAGCTTGTACTGAGTTCATATTCTCAATAGTCTTTATCGCCGCAGCCGCAGCCGCTGATATATCTGTAGGTACTTGCTTATTAGGGTCTACATGGTAGCGTCTGAACAGCCGTAAAGCTAGCCCGTACACTAACGCTTCGTAGTACGCTGGATCGAAAGTTATTACTGTGGTTAAACTGCTGAACTCTGATAGGTAAGCATCGTAGTCAATAAACATTGTGTACGACCCATTTGCGTCAGGCATCGGATATACACTGATAGTACCTTGCACTAAACTCTGCTGTGCTGTGCCCGGATCGTAATATATTGTAGCTGGTAGGGCAGTTATGATTGACTTATCTCGGTAGCTATCATACTCCGACTGAGGTACTACGCTGATAGGGTAATCAATTCCATTGCTATCACGCATAAATGCGCGTTCAATCTTGATAGGCTTAGGGGCGATAATGTCACAGGTAGCCGGGCCTACAGTATAAACCCCTTTACCTGAAACTAACGGAAAAGAGGTAGTATCTGTAGACCTCAGCATCAGCCTATTGGCAGACCAATGATCCAGCATCATATTCAAGGTACGTATGCCGATCTGCATTTCAGCCGCAGACGGAGTTTCGCTGATGGCAATTACGCCAATCAGGTTCATTGCATCAACAATAACGTCTTGTACTTTGAGCTGCATACCTTACCTCTTTTTTGGCCGCCCCATCTTCGGTCTGTCTATCTTAACTTCTGGCACTTCTGGTATTACTACCTCTTCTTCGGCCTCGTCCGGTATTGGTACGTAATAGTACACCCCAGTTTGAGGACATTGTCTTAGCTGTTGCTCCATAGGGCAATCTCCTATCTCTTCTTAGCCTTCTTTACTGCCTTAACTGCCCTCATTTCCCCAGCGTAACTTTCACCCATTGGGAATTTTGTGACTTTGCCCTTCATAGCACCTACTGCTTTTGCTTGTCTACCTCTTCCCATTCCGCCTTTACGTGGACCTTTACCGTCAAACTTTGGACCGCCTTTAGGACACGCCATTGTAATCTCCTTTATATTCGGGGGCGGTGGTTTTTACACCGCCCCGGTAAGAGAATAGTTAATTTATCTTCTTGGTCTTACTGGGATGAGCATAGCCACCAGATTCGGTCCTTTTGGGCTGCTTCTTGGGCACTTTGGTTGGTTTTGCTTGACCTTTCATAGTATCACCTCATTTTGTGGGATTGGGGGGAGGTGATACCTCCCCCTGCTGGTTTATTAACCGAGAATACGGCATGCTAGTTCTGGACGAAGAGTTGCCCAACCGCCCAAAACATCAATACGGCAAATAAAATTGTCAGAACTTACATCGTAGGCCCGAACGATCCGCATTGAAATACCGTCGTAAGATTCACGGGCGGCAAAATCCACACCCTGAGGGATCTCAAGATCGGCTGTACCGAGGGTGAATGCGTCGGCATGATATGCCAAGTTTTGAGCATAAGAACCCACTGCGGTACCGGTAACAAAAGTTACTGACTGTGTGGTAGCGGCATTACTTACCGTACCATTGGCAACAGTAGCACCAACAACTACTGGGGTTGGGCTAACAGTTACAGTAGCAGAGTTACTGGAAATGGTGGCATCAGCAGTAACAACAAATTGCTGGAGTTGACCGGTTGAGGTCTGGTTCTCAGGGTTAATGCCGTAAACAGTAGCAACAGTGAATACCGTACCAGCTTTGATAGTACCACTGGCAGAGGTCAGAGAAGATAGAGTAACAGAGGCTGACCCATCGGTAATAGTGGCAGTAACAGAACCAGCCAGTGAGGTAGGCACAGTCATCGCGTTAACGTTTTGGTCCATAGCAAAGGTGAAACCCAGTGCCTCACCCAGCAAACCATTACGATACTGTTCACCTACCAACTGGGTATTGTTATACAGACCGGACAGACCGGCGTTGGACTGTGCCATAGCAGCAGGGTTCAGTACCACTGACCGACGGTGGTCACGAGGACAACTGGAGTTATCCAGCATCATACCGGCGTTTAGGTACACGATAGGTGCGTTGTACTGAGCAAGACCAGTAGCAGCCCCACCGGAAGTACCTGGGGTAGTACCGGGGGTACCGACGCAATTGGCAATATTCTTATACATTGCCATACCAGTTTGGTCGATTACACTAGCAATTTTGGATAAGGCAGGAGTCAAAATACGGTCACTGAAGTCATCCAGTGACAAGGTAAGTTCTGCGGAACTAAATGCGACGTCAACACCCCATTGATGGTTGAGAGTCAATGGTACATAAGTTTCAGTAGTATTCTGGACACTGGCGGCAGCAGCATCCCGGACGTAGTACTGAACTGGCTTACGAACGTTGATGGTAGAGCCGATTTTCGCGCCAACCTTACCAAATTCTTGGCTATATTGACGGTTAGCCCCTTTGGTGAATACCAAGTTATTGTGGAGTACAGAAAGACCCTTACGGGTGATCTGAGTGGGCGTGAGAAGAGTGTTACTTGCCATGATTAGTTATCCTTTCTATTATCGTCTTTTAGGTGGGCCACCAAACCGCTTCATCCACTCTTCTATCGGCATATTATCAGGGTCTACTTCAACCGGTCCATTAGAAGTTACTGTCTGAATAGGCTCAGGGGCCATGCTTACTTTCTTGGGTGCCTCTACTTTTTGTGATTGTGCTTTGGCAACAATAGATGCTTCCAGTCTGCCTAACTCATACCCAAGCTGTGCTGGAGGCATGCTCATCATCTTATGTGCTGCTTGCCGATTGACGTTGAGATGCTTCAAAAGCTCTATGGCTAGATCAGACTGTTTAATTAAATTAGCCATTTCTGCGCTAACAGGAAGTGTAGGGTCTTGTACTATCTCTACTACTTCCGGATCAATCTCTGCTGCCTTAGCTAACTTTTCAGAGAACTGCTGGTCGATCTGCTGCTGAACAACCTTCGCCTTTTCAGCTTGTAGTGACTGCTGCAACTCTTGCTTGGCGCGCTGAATCAGATACTGCTCTTTAGCCGCTTCAAAATCCTCAAAATCCTCAAAATCCTCAAGTTTTGGAGGTGTTTCGGTAACAGGAGCTGATGCTACTACAGACTCCGACTTCTGTTGCGCTGCGATCATACCTTCATAATACGCTGCTTTACGCTCCGCCTCCTGCGCCCTTTTTCTGACGCGCTTGAGTTCCTGAATTGCCTTAGGTTCTTCGGCTGGCTGCTCCTGTGCGGGTTCCGACACCTCGCTTACGGGTTCTACAGGCTGCTCAGTTTGAACCTCTTCTACAGGGGCCGATTCCTGTGATACGGCTGGTGCGCCTTCTTGAGTGGCGATCTCTTGGACTTCCATGCGTTTACTCTCCTTTGATGTTGTCGTACTCACGTTCCATATTGACGCCCTTGATAATGGACTTACACACTGGACACTTTATTTCATATCGGCCGTAAATCCGGCCCAAGAACCTACCACAATAACATCTAACATCAGTTATCTGCATAGGGCTTGTTGTCGTTGGTGATCTGGTGCTGCAGTTTAGCCTCTTCCAGTATCAGCCTCTGCTGCTCCAGTTCATGCTTTCTATCTAGCTCCATGGCGTCCATTAGCCGCTGCATATGCTTGTCGTGCGACCCACTATCTCCGGCTTGCTGGGCTTTCTGTATCTCCATCTGGATTTTAGCTACTTCCATCTGCAGCTTCATGCGCTCTCGCTCGGTCTTGATCTGCTCCATCTGCAGCTTCATCTGAGCCATTAGAACTTTAGATTGCTCAGTCTGCATTTTAGCCTGTATAGCTACCATTGCTGGGTTAGGTGGTGCCTGCCCAAGCTCCTCGCCCTCCCGCTGCTCCAGCAAATGCGGAGGTAGTGACTTACGTAGCCTCCTAGCCAGCCTATCAGCATCCTTGAAGTCAAGATTTTCTACTATCAGGTCAGCAGCCATCCCCATCTGCTGAGGCATACTATTAAACATCTTGAACAGCATATCTGCTGATTCAGCTCTTTGTGTGGCGTAACTTGGGCCTACTGTCGCGTACACATCGTACTTACCGGCTGTCATGTCGTTAAACTTGGCGTTGACGCCGTACTTAGCTGCAGCTCTTTGTAACCGAGTAATATCAAGTTTACTGTAACGCTCTGGATGCTGCTTAACAAGACGAAGAGCCTCTTTAACTGTAGTGTTTACAGGTACGAATGACTCGCTATCGTCTACCCCACGAAGCCTTATGTCTCGCTCCGTGTCATAAATGAAAGGAATCATTGAGTTAATAATACGTCCTGTATGTGCGATGGCGCTTGTCAAGTGATCCATGAAAACGTAGGTACCAATATCACCGGGCCTCTGTCTAGCGTTAATAGCCGCCCCAGTACGCTCTGGCCCAGCGTCTCCTAAGTCAGCATTGAACATGCCGATAGCGGCTTTGAGGTTTTCTCTGGCTACAGCAATCTGCTGAAACACTGCCTGTGGAGGCTGAGCTACAGGTACCTTCTGCGGCCCACTAGGAGCTTCTGGATCAACATTATACTTTAGATAGGGTATATTCTCAGTGTTAGCGTTGGCGTAGTCAGCCTCATAGCCTTCAAAATGCTTCGCTGTGCCAATCCACGGAGATTTCGGGGCTAGTGCTACCGTTTCCGCAGCCGTAGTAGTCCAATAGTTCAGCAACTTCTGGCTATCCTTAGCATTACGGATCAGCGACTGTACTATCTCTTTACCCTCAATATTGGTTATCTTACCTCTCACAAGTACGAGTGGGATGAACTCTCCAGCAATAGTATCGGCAGTGCGCTCTACTACTTTCTCGTTGCTCTCGTTCTTGCGCTCTTTCTTCTTATTCAGAATCTCCAGGCATGTAAGAACATAGTGCTTAATAACAGGACGCTCCAGTTCGCGCTTCTTAACCACTTTCGGCTTAGGCGTGATCTGCTGCATCGGATTTACAGCAGGGGCAGAAAGGAGGGCTGCGCCCTGCTGATTGGGAGCTGGCGGCTGCGGAGGGGGTGCTTGGCCTGCTCTACCAACTGGTGTTATTGGTTGTGGTGCCATCGCTTCTGGAGTACCAGCCTGCGGCGGTGCCGGGTTGTTAGGGTTGGTGCGAACTGGAGGCGATGGGGGCTGCGTGGGTACTGGCTGAGACACTACTGCTTTGATAGCTTCCTCAGTATCTGCCTCCCATGACTTAACCCGCTCTTTATACTCTTCCTCAGTCATGTACGAGCCGTCGTCAAGCTGGCACATAGTAACCGTTTCAGACGATCTCTCAAAATACTCAGCCACTGTAACGTGGTCTTTATCGTACCATAGCTCTTGCCCTAGTCCGGTATTTACTTTAAAGTTCTCCCCAGGCACTTCCGCGTCAGGGTAACGATCCTCAAACTCACTCCTCGCCATACGCTCCATAATGAACGCATACTTGGCATCGGCGTAGTTTACATCTTTGGCTCTGGGATCGAAGTACACCAAGAACGGGTTGTTCACCGCCTCAAGATATATCTCCTGCAGGAACGGATTATCATCACAATACCGAGTCAATACTCGCCATGCCCCATAACCGCACTTTACTGCCATCTCACCACC